ATTTAACCCCAATTGGCTCCGCAGTGGGGGACGGGTGTAAATCGAACGCAATGCTACTCCAAAAGAGTAGGGCGAACGTTTCTCGTATCTCCTTCGGCATCAGCCGTTTGAAACTTAATGAGGTAATTCCTTGTGACTATTTCAATCACTTCCCCGTTAACGGGAGCTTCCCAGACGGGCTTCACTTCGCCAACGTATACGTTGACCGATGACATAGCCCCGTCGAACAACGGTATTCAGTATGTCGTCTCCGCTCTTGGAGGCACTCAGCCTGCAGAGGTTGATACACATTCTGTTTCCCGTCCTTTCACCATAACCGTGTTTAGGCCCAAGACATTTAAACTTCTTGGTAACCCGAATCCGGTGACCGGTGTCGTTGCATCCGTGCCCAAGAACACGTGGAAAATCTTGACCCGCAAAGGGTCGACTCCACTGTCTGGTCAGCCTTCGAAGAACGCCATGATATCGACTATTATCGATGTACCGGCGGGAACTGATACAGCTGATCCTGATAACCTTCGGGCAATGTTGAGCGCTCACATTGGTGCCTTAAGTGACATCAGTACGGAGCTCGGTGATAGCCTAATCGAGGGCACCCTCTAACCCATGAGGGAACTCCCAAGATGAAAAGTTATCAGAAATACCTGTTTCTAGGTGGTTGGGTCGTTACGCTCTTTGTCTTTTCTGTCTTAAACCTCCAATTGGAGTTAGAAGTTAGGGAAGCTCTGGACGAGCGATCCACTGCTTTGAAGCTGGAAGCTCAGCAGTCTATGTTTAAATAGACAAGACCCCCAGTTAGCTATGCCGTTTCCGCGGAAAGTTAATTGGGCTCTCCAACGTATGCAACATAGGAAAACATTGTATGGGAAGTCTCTCTACAACTGCTCTTTCCCTCTGCTTGGATCAGGATCTTTCATTCTACCTCGCGGGCTTGCCGGAAGGCAGCTCGGAAGAGTGGCCGGATATCACTGAAAAGCAAATGGCTGCGTTAGCATTGCGGCGTTCCTTCACGAAGAAATTTGTGGAGGAGAAGGCCGACGATGCAGACCACCGTGCGCTTGAAAAGTTCCGTGCAGCAAACGATAGCTGTCGGGACTGGAAGTGGAACCCGGAAACATCCTGGGATGAGGTTTTGTTCGGCGAACTTCGCCGTTCTCTAGACCTTTTTTGGCATAAAGATGGGTACTCCTTAGTTCATAGTGATTACTCGGTGTTAGACCGAGGAAAGCTGGGACCTGGGGCGTCTGTTTTAGCCAATGGCTGTGACTTCTACACGAAGTTAATGGCATCCCCTCTGGCTGTTACGCATCCTGATTTGTATAGGATATACAAAGACTACGTTAGCCACTTTCCCAGATGGGATCATGCGGAGATAATCCGCAGTGAACAACACGGACAGTTCTGCGTAGTACCAGGTAACAAACTTTCATTTGCTCCTAAAACGGTAGACATTTCGAGATTGATCTGCACAGAGCCTGGGCTGAATAGCTTTTATCAGCTTGGTCTGGGCCTTATACTCGAAGATCGGTTGAAAGAGGTTTTTAATATCTCACTCGTCGATCAACAAGAGATCAATGGAGAACTCGCGCGCTGTGGGAGTGTTACGAATCGGTTCGCAACGATCGATTTAAGTAGCGCTTCAGACCTGATTGGTCTACCTATGCTGAAAGCGATCTGTCCATCAGAAATGGTGGGTTGGTTGTGTCGGTATAGGTCTCCTGTAATGGAACTTACGGATGGCTCGCAAGTTGAGTTACATATGGTAAGTACTATGGGTAACGGTTTTACGTTCCCCTTGGAAACTGCCATCTTCTCATGTGTCGTTTCTGCCTGCATGCGTGCTCAAGGCATAAAAATGGTACGGAATAGGAAATCACCGTGCCGTCTAAACCGAGAGCATTTAAGGCCTGGAAACTTTGGGGTGTTCGGAGATGACATCATAGTCCCTACAGAGATAGTAGGGGATGTACTTCGACTCTTACACCTTATAGGTCACAAGCCAAATGCAGACAAAACCTTCGTTGAAGGTCCGTTTCGCGAATCCTGTGGCTACGATTGGTTTCGTGGCGCACCCGTGCGGGGTTTCTATCTCAAGAACCTCCAAACGGCTCAGGACGTGTATATTGCCATCAATGGCCTCAATAGATGGACCCAACAAACTGGCATACCATTGCCAGAGTCTGTAGGTTACCTCCTTGCGAGGGTGAGGAAGACATATGTCCCCTTACACGAGCAGGATACTGCAGGCATAAAGGTACCCCTGTCTTATATGGACCGCACTAGGGCGGCGAAGGACGATCTTGGGCATCCTAACGGGTGCTACCTATACAAGCGTTCCGAGCCTGTCAAAAAGGTGATACGCATAAGTCAGGAAGGGTTTGAACAACATCCGAGAGGTGTTAAGGCGCGAACGTGGAACCCGGATGGGTTACTCCTAGCGTTTTTACATGGCGATGTAGAATCGATGCAGATAAACGTCAGGCAAAAGGACGACGGGACGCTGTATCGTGGCAAATGGGCGACAACACCCAATTGGGACGTTGCCCAGTTTGACCGGGTCGAAAGACCCGGGATACAAGCACA